TAAAGCCTATACCGTAGCTCAGTCAGCGTATGGTGACTGCTACGAATCCGGAACTTCCTACTACCGATGGGGTGAGCCGAGCACTTCAAACGCTCGTGCTACGGTACAATACCGACTCTCTCAGGTCGGCCTCTACTCCGGTCCTGTTGANGGNGCTTGGGGANCCAANACTGTCAAGGGCATCATGCAGGCTCTTGCGAACAAGGGCTACTACAGTGGTCCTATCGACGGAATCCCGGGTCGCAACACCCTCACAGGAGTAGGTAACTTCGCCTGTAACTGGTACGGAGCAAATTCAGACGACTACTGGGAATGGGACCATCGTCACACGCTGTGTGATCTTGCTCAAATCCCGGCGGATGGTGCAGGCGACCGTTTCTGGGAACTCTTCGCACAACGAGTACACACAGGGGCCTAACCATGGATGAGCTGAGCACCCTACTCCAGACGCTTCCAGGCTACTCGCTGATCTCGGTCGGCATGAAGCAGGCAGCGCTGGACGGGGCACGCATCCCAGACTCCAGTGGAATGTGGCCGGGCGAAGTGGGTTACCTCGTAACTTACGACGTCTACTTTGCTGCATTGTCTCTGCTGGGATTCATGCAAGCTCAGCCCGTCGTTCGTCAGACGTCCAGCGAGGGTACCTCCGTCACTGTAGATCCCCCGTCGTGGGGTACCCTCGCTGCCTACTTCCGGACCCTGAGTGTCATACTCAGCCAGTCTGACAAGTCCATCATCAGCGTCGTCCCCATCCCGGGACGGCCACACGTTTATCGCACAGAAATGAGGGGGGGATCAAATGATGTCGACACAGACGTTAGCTGAGGCCTCCCGGCTCTTGGCCCTGTCGGTTCTCACCGATATGGTCCAGATCAGCACCGTGGGCGCTCCCGTAACTGTGGGGTTCTCTGTCGTGCGTCCTCTGGTTCCTGCTGGAGAGCCGGTAGCTGCCCTAGTGCAGACTACCACTCTCGCGAACGCTACGGAGTCCCGTGTGGAGAACCTCTACAGCGTCAAAGTCGCTCAGGGCACTGTCCTAGTAGCTGGGCAGGCCGTAACCGTTACCCGCTGCACACAGGAGCCGAGCCTTGTCGGAAAGACGCTCCTGTTGGACAAGGTCAGCCAGAACGGCATCGCACTTATCCGCAAGGCCGTCGCAACTGACTTTGACACTGTGAACCAAGAAGGCAAGGAGGGTATCTAATGGCTAAGAAAAAGAAACTGACCATGGGACAACTAGCTGCCCTCGTGGCTGCTGCTGCCAAGCAAGTAGACCCCACGGCAGACGTCAAGCTTCGCACGCTGTCCCAGGTCGGTGTCGGCCTAATGAAGAGCGAGATACAGGCCGTGCACGCGGTTGACACTGGGACCATGCTGAACAGTACGTCCGCTGAGTCTGACGGTAAGCACACTATCTTCATCGGCCCGACCGTCACGTATGCGGTTCATGTGGCCTTGGGAACCAGCCGCTCCGCTGCTCGACCGTTTCACGTTACGTCTGCAGCCAAGCTGAACAATGAAGCTAAAGATGCCTTCTCTGCTGAAGATTTGGGGATCTGACATGCTTTTACAAATGAGCGATATCACAGCCGCTATCACAGAACTCGGTATCCCTTCATTTGAGGGGTATCCTCCTACCGGCGCACAGCTGCCCTATGCAGTACAGCGCCCCCTCCTAGTTGATTACGTGGATCTCGCCATCGCGGGTAACGCTATCAACTGGGACTTCCAGTTTACTGTCTATTGCTGTGGAGCAAGCGTGGCAGCGTCCTTCAACCTAGCCTTAGCCGTAGTCCAGCGCCTACATGGTGCACGGGTCGGCGGTAATGTCCTGAAAGCCACGATCGGTTATTCAGGTGCACAGGTTGAGGGTCATTACGAATCTCAAGTTACCATCCAACTCAATCAAGGAGGAATATAATGGCTGGCATCATTGTCGACCATAAGGAGACCGGTATTCGCTATGCCATCTCCGAGGTCAACTTCAATCCTGACGTACAGGTAAAGGTCCGGGACCTTCAGCCCGGTGAAACTGTGCTGGGCTACAAGCCCCGGCTCAAAGATTCTCACAGCACTCCCGCTGCGATTACCCCCCCGTCCGAGGTGACCTCTCTCGGGGTTGCCAAGGCTACCAAGTAAGAAAGGACTAAGCTAATGGCACTCACTCAGTGGAACCCCTCCACACAGTCAGCCGTGGCAACGTCGCAGTCGGCGTCGCCCCCGTGGTCATTGACCTGAACTCCCCTACGGTCGCAGAGCTGAATGCAGGTATCGGGCTTGACTGCTCGATCACTACATTCAACGGCACGTCGAGCACCGACAGCGAGTCCATCGACTGGCTCTGTGACCCTGCGAGCGAACAGCTCCCGGGCAGCACTACCCACTCCATGGACGACCTCGTGATCAAGTCCAGCGGCCAGATGGACGACGACCTCCTTGCTGGTCTCAGCATCGGCGACACTGTCTACATCTGGCGTCGGGATGGCGTCGTTCACAGCGATGCCCTCGTCGCTACTCAGAAAGTCTGGGTGTGGAAGGTAATCATCACGTCCATCGACCCGCTGGAAGCGAGCAACACCTTCGTCGGCATCACTGCCCACATCACCGTCCTAGGCCGTAGCAAGACAGCCGTCGCTGTCGCTGCTGCCGTATAACCAAGACCTAAAGGGAGAACACCTTATGTCATTCAATAGCTACGAAGAACTCATGCAAGCGGTAGAAGAACGCCGCGCTGACGTCCTCATCATCGAGGTTGACCTCGGTGCCAAGTACTCGCAGGAGTACGAAGATGCCAAGGCTGAGCTTCAGCAGGCCAAGGCCCTCAAGACGCTTACCGGGAACAAGGACTTCCTCGCGGATAACCTTGCCAGCCTGGAGGCTAATGTGGCCGAGACCAAGCCTGAAGCCCGACCGGTGTGGATCAAGTACAGCCGACTTCAGCTGGGCGAGTGGGCCATGCTTACCAAGCAAGCCAACCTGACCCCAGTTGATCAGTACGAGAAGGTCCTGCAGAAGACCTTCGTGGGTGTGTTCGGCACCGACGAAGACGACGCAGAACCGATCTCTACTGATGCCGCTCTCGTCAGTTCAAAGAGTGATAAAGGTATTCTCCCCGGTGGGACGCTGCATGGAGTTATCCAGGCGTTCATGTCTTGGCAGAATTCGGGGGGCGACGTATCCATCCGCCCTACGAAGTCGGGCCACGCCTAGCACTCCTGCTGGACATGGCTCTGGTATCCGGGCGACCTCCGCTTCACCTCCTTGACGGGGGAAGCCCGGATTCCTGGCAAGAGCTCGACTTAGAAGTCGTCTCACAATGGAAACACCTCAAGGAAGCCAAGTGCCCGGGATGTGGCAGGCAACTCAGTCAGCACTTGCATAACTCAAGACTGGGACGCGAAGAGACCTTAGAAGATTATACCGCGTGGTCCTTAGACTGCCCAGCTATGCAGGCTATAGCGGAAGGTCAGGATATGTGGAAGACATCTAATAAGGCTGCTATTGATTCGCACTCTAAGGGCACCAGCCCTGACCCCACGATGGGTCTGTATTGGCTTTCACAGGGCCAAGGCGAATCCCTTCCACAACCTGATAAATCCTAGCTTAGAACGGAGACAGCATGGCTGACAACGATGTGAGGATCAAACTCTCACTCGATGGCGCTGACACAGTCCAGAAGGGCCTCGCCGGTGTGGGCGACAGCGCTTCTAAGTCTGACTCCAAGCTAGGCGGGATGGCTAAGGGGGGGCTGGTCGGTGCTGGTAAAGCACTGGTCGGCTTCTCCCTGGCCGCTGTCGCCGCTGGTGGAGCACTAGGCGCAAGCGTCATTGGAGCTGCTGCTGCCTACGAGCAGAACATCGGAGGCATCGAGACCATGTTCGGCGACGCAGCCGGAACCATGAAGACTTACGCTGACGAAGCCTACAAGACGGCCGGAGTCAGCGCGAACGACTATATGTCGCAGGTTACCAGCTTCTCAGCTGCACTGATCCAAGGCCTCGGCGGTGATACGGCTGCCGCTGGCGAGCTGGCCAACACTGCTATGATCGACATGTCGGATAACGCAAATAAGTTCGGCAGTAACGTCGCAGACGTGCAGAACGCCTACCAAGGCTTCGCGAAGCAGAACTTCACTATGCTTGATAACCTCAAGCTAGGTTATGGTGGTACCAAAGAGGAGATGGCCCGCCTCATCAATGACTCTGGTGTCATGGGGGACACGTTCACGGCTACTGCTGCCAACCTGGACGAAGTGTCGTTTGACAAGGTCATTGAGGGTATCCACGTTGTCCAGGAAGAAATGGGGATTGCTGGCACTACGTCAAAAGAAGCCACTGAGACCATCTCCGGATCCATCGGGATGCTCCAGACCAGCTTCACTAACCTACTGACGGGGCTTGGCAGCGCCGACGCTGATGTGGCCACACTAGCGGGCAACGTCATTGAGTCGCTTGAGACGGTCATCACTAACGTCGGCCCGGTCATTGAGAACATCGGTTCTAACATCGCTACGCTCGGGCCTAAGCTCGGCGAGATGATGACCAGCTTGGTGAGCGCCATTGTTACGGCCATCCCCGCTATCCTGGATGCTGGTGTGGCCCTTATTGGCGGTCTGCTAGAAGGCGTCTCCTCGTCTTTACCGGGGCTTATAACGGCTATCGTGCCCGCTATCGTGGGCCTCGTTGATATGGTCGTAGAGAACCTGCCGATGCTAGTAGATGCTGGCATGAAGGCCGTCATTGCTCTGGGAGAGGGCCTCGTGCAGGCTATCCCCGGTCTGCTGCCTTCCATTGCTTTCATGATCACGGGTATCGCAGAGGGAATCCTGTCTAACCTGCCTATGTTGTTTGAAGTGGCACTATCGCTTATTGAAGCGCTGGCCACTGGTCTCATGGAAGCTATTCCCATTCTGCTGGAATACCTGCCCGAGCTTATCAACCAGATCGTTGGATTCATTACCGGGGCACTCCCTCAGCTTATCGAAACTGGCATCACTCTATTCACATCGCTCATCGGGGCCTTGCCACAAATCATTACGACGATTGTTACTGCACTCCCTCAGATCATCACTTCAGTCATTGGTGCGGTAATCGGTGCTATCCCGTTGCTCATTGATGCCGGTATTCAGCTCATAACTGCCCTCGTTACTGCACTCCCCGAAATTATCACGGCTATCGTCGCTGCTATCCCCACAATCATCACAGCTGTTCTAGGGGCTGTTATCGGCGCTATCCCCCTACTTATCGGGGCTGGCATCAAACTCATCACAGCGCTAATCGGTGCCCTCCCACAGATCATCGGTACTATCGTAGGAGCTTTCCCACAAATCATCGGTGGGATCATTGGTGCTCTCCTAGGTGCTATCCCAATGCTGATCAGTGCAGGCTTCCAGCTTATCACCGGGCTAATGGGTAACCTAGGCGGGATCATTGGATTCATCGTAAGCAAGATCCCCGGCATCATCAGTAGCATCCTGGGAGCATTCGGTGGCCTTGGTGGCCAAATGATTTCCAAGGGTAAGGACATCGTCCGTGGGCTATGGGACGGCATCTCAGGGGCTGCTGGATGGCTGTTCGGTAAGATCGGCGGGTTCGTAGATGACGTCATGGGTAAGATCGGCGGGTTCTTCGGTATTGCCTCCCCCTCACGCCGTATGCGTGATGAGATCGGTGCTTACCTGCCTTCCGGTATTGGCCTCGGTGTCAAGGAGAACGCCTCTAAAGCTATTGACCCCATTCAGGACATGAATAAGCGGATCATGAAGGAGGCCACCCTCCCGTCGCTAGACTTCAGCCAGAACGTCACCCAGTCCCTGACTAGTCAGGTAGCTGCACAGACTATGATCCCCATGGCTGCCACGGCCACACCGAACACCGGGAACGGTGGAGGGCAGTCAGTGGTCATTAGTGGGCCTCTGGTAAGTGTGGCCTCCATGCAGGTTCGCAGCGAGTCCGATATCCGCACACTGTCTACCCAGCTCAAGACCGACATGACACGAGAGCTTCGAGCGCAAGGAGTACTAGTATGAGCTTCAAACTTGGGACGTTTGACACCACGTCTATCCCAGACTTCAAGGTGATCCTGACCGAGTGGCCCATGTTGCCTACCGAGATCACCCTGGACGAACTGCCCGCTGGCGACGGTGCCCTGTACTACAAGTCCCGGATGGGATCTACCGAGTGGGTATTCAACCTAGAGTTGACAGGCACAGACATCGCCGATGTACTAGCCAAGGCTGATCAAGTTAGCATGGCTCTCAACCCCCTGCTCCATGGCCAGCGAGACTTCACTCCTAACGCGATGGACCCGTGGGTATGGCAGGGCATACTCTCAGGGCCTATCACCTGGAAGCGCGATAAGGTGCTGTGGTTCAGCGACCAAGGCATCTCCCGCCTGTCTGGTGTGGCCACCATTACCACCCCTAACCCCTACGGGTACCAGCTGGGGGCAGCAGAGACGCTCCAGGCTCCTGGAGGGATGACTCTGGTGGGACAGGGGAACACTAACTATTACCCCACGGTAGAATTCCGCGGTGTGTTGTCCAGTGCACAGCGTTTCATCGTCGGGGGCACGGAAGTAGCTGGGCCGCTGGTGGCCGGACAGACTATGGTGCTAGACTTTGAATCACTGGACTTTTACATCATGACAACGGCGACCGGTGCCAAGGTGCGAAATATCGCCGACCGCTTCACCACGTTCACCCGGCTCATGGGTATTGACACAGTGACAATTCCAGTCAGCGTTTCCGCTGGCACTTTCACTCAGGCCGTAGGCCGTGTCCCCTCTAGGAGAATCTGATGGTCGAGTACTCTCGCGCTACCAGCAGGGGCGACTGGACAGGCGAATGGGACCCGGACGCAGTTACTCAGGTACTGCTCCGCATGGACTCATTCGTCGGTACAGGCGATCCCCGTCCAACACCCGATTCAAGCGGTAATGACCGCACAGCATACGTCAACAACTTCGCTAGCAGCAGTGCAGCAGCAGTTCCCAGCAAGTGGGGCACGGGCCTCCGGCTGAACAACCTAGGCCGGACCGAGCAATCATACATCCGTATTGAGAACGATGGCAACCTATTCCCTAGCTCCGGGAGCCTCATGGTCGGAGCTTGGTATAATGGCAAGAACGACACTCAGTGGAACCCAGTGCTTAGCACACGGGGCACTCCCGGGTCTGCTCCGCTGTTCCACCTCAACGTCAACGTCACGGCATCGGTTCCAACGGTAAATTACCGATTCTACGACAGTGCCGGGAACACGCTGGTAAACTCCTACCTTACCATGACCATCAATCCTGATGAGTGGTACTGGATCGGTGCTGTAATGGACCTGACCCTGGGAACGTGGTCGGTCTACTCTGTGCGTCTGCTGGACGGTGCCATCAATAGCGCTAGTGGTACCGCGCTCGGGATGAACACAGCGTGCACAGCACATCTTGATGTGGCCTATGGGCCGGACGGCTTCTGGACCCGCTGCACTGTGGACGAGGTCGTCATGGCTGCCCCGTTCGCTGGCAATGCTGGCCAGCGTGCACTCCGCTCACGCCTTGCTAACGGGGCACTGGAATCCATTCAGGCCGATACCACTACGGTCTCAGGCCGTGTGTCCCCACGGTCTACAGCGGTCCTACCTGTGGTCGTAGAGACGCGTGCCATGCCCGCTCAGTGGGGCGAAGACGTGCCCTTGCTTACCCTGAATGGCAACGGGGCATCTGTACGGTACCGAACCAGCGCTAACCTGACAACCTGGAGCGCGTGGAAGCCCGCTGCCAGCATCTCCGCTGAGCCGAGCACAGCATGGATCCAGTACGAAGTGAGCCTATCAGCGCTCACGTCCTACGTGGATGACATTCTGCTCAGCACAGCCCCCCCAGCTACTCCTCCTCTGCCCAGCACTCAGCAGGTCCGGCCGTTCTCCCTGGATCCCATTCTGGTCGTGCCGAGTGGAGGAGGAGTATTACTTCAAGACACGCTGATGGCGTGCACCACGTTAGACACTAGCAGCAACGAATCCACCCTCACTTTCGAGCTAAGTATGGCTGACCCCAAGGCCACACAAATAGAGGCTGAGATGCCGGTGCTATTCAAGGGACGGCACTATGTGGCCCGAGCTATCACCACGACGATAGATCGTTCCAGTAACCGTGCTAACATGGAAGTCTACTGTGAGCGTAACTGGTATGACCTGCTCTATGCTGGCCAGATAGACTCTCAGACCTGGAGCGGTACAGCGCTCGATGCTATTGTCTCGGTCCTGGCCGGGACTGACTGGTATGTAGGCCAGATTGATCCCGCTGCATTGCTCGGCTGGGAAAACGATGCTGGCACAGTGCTCGGCGTTCTGAAGCAGATTGCCAAAGTGTACGGAGGCGACCTCGTCTTTGACGACGAGAACAAGTTCGTGCACTTGCTGTCACAGGGTGGCCGTGACCGTGGCACTTACTTCGTGTATGAGCGGGGCATCAAGACGGCAGTCAAGCGTGAGGACACTACAAGCCTCGTGACGCGTATCTACGGTCGTAACGCTGACGGACTTACCATTGCCCCGGCGAACAACGGCGTGGACTACGTAGAGGACTTCACCTGGACCGACAAGGTGCGCTCCAGCGTGTACGACTTCAAGTCCGGTATGACGCCTCAGGCCATGATGCGCTTCCTGACGTCTTTCCTGGCCGACCGGGCCAAGCCCAGTATCTCCTACGAGTACAAAGTGTCGGGGCTGGTGGAACGCCTGGACGAGATAGACCGCTTTGACGTACTGGACACTATCTTCGTTATGGATGAGGATTACTCTCAGTCCGTAAAGAACCGGGTAGTGTCATTGGAAATTGACTGGATTGACTTACGTCAGTCTAAGATCACGTTAGCTAATAAGCTCCGGAGCCTTGCCAGCAGCGATGACAGCACAGACCCCGGTGCACTTACCACGGGGCAGTCTATTGACACCCGAGACATCAGCCCTTTCAACTTGCTGCTCAATAGCCGTGGCGATAACGGAATGGCCCACTGGGCCGGAAGCAACGTGCAAGTCGTTGAAGGTGGAGCCACTGGTCGCTATAGCTTCGCATTCGGTGCAGACGGGGGCAGCCTGGAGCAGACGGTAGCAAGTGACAACCGTGAAAGCTTCGTATTCTCGGCACAGGTGGAAGCAGACAACGAGGCAGCCGTGCAAATTGAGATAACGTTCCAATACACTGACGGCACTACCGAGACTAAGACCCTGGAGTTGTAATGGCTATCCGGCTCACTGTACTTCGTAACCCTGCCACCAGCAAGCAGACACTCACTATCAAGGTCAAGGTCATTACCGCGTCACCTATGGTGGAAGTTACCGACCTTATCCTACAGGCTGGCACGACCGGGACAGGCTGGGTGCCTAACGTCACCGAGATGCCTTGGACGACCGGTGTGGTGGCCTGATGGCATTCGTCCGAACGTTCGGCCAGCTAAAGCCCTCCAAGCCCTTATCTGGTGTGGCCATCAAGGTAACTGCTAAGGCCGACGCTAACGTCACAGACATCCAGTTGAACCCCGGTAGCAGCCTGTTCAGCTGGTATCCGCAAGTCGGCGACCTAGCACTGAAGCCCACTCCTGCCTGGAGGTATATCAACGGTATCATCCAGTCGGACTATGACACATGGATCATGGCTGATGAAGATCAAGCAAGCCCCTATCTTGGGGTCATATCCCCGCTGGGCACTCAAACTGTCCAATGGGGATTGCTTCATTTAGGCGAGATCAGCACTCGTCAAGAATTTAGCGGATATGAGTATACGCTTACCTCAGGAGCTGGTGTAACTCCTCACCACACGGCACGGGCCGACCAGCGCTTAGACCTCACTACTGACGGTCTCATGGCTGCTGTGGTGGCTATCCGCGGGATCCACGTGGCACCCGGTAGCAACATCCGCACAGACCTAGGCGACGTCACAGCTTCCCACTCTAAGGGCTGGGCTGCCGTCTGGGCTTGGCACAAGACCTGGACCGACGTACTAACAGAACATGGAGGATGGTAATGACCACTCTAGAGACACCCCCGACTCCGTCATACGGACCTGACACTTTTAGGGACTTAGCCGAAATGGCCCGGATCCTGAAGGCCAATGATGAAGCCCTAGACCAGACCATCGGTAATAAGGCCAGCCTCACGCTATCTTCCGCTGCCATCGTGCTGTCGGCTGGGTATAGTGCTTCTGGGTATAGCACATACAAGTCGCCTACCGCAGTCAAGGTCGGTGCTCTGGCCACACTGGAGAGCGGGCCTATTGCTGGTCCTGGCGCTTTCTCTGCTGGAGTTTATTACACCTTCGGCACGCTGCCTAGCGGGTTCGCTCCTGCTGGAAATCTTCACCGTCTCGGTAACGGGGCAGTCTACACTTCCACCGGAATCGTACCTGTGCAGTACCGCGTGAACGGCTCAGGTGCACTTCAGTTCGTGTGTCCTGTCGCCATCAGTGGCGCATACTACCTCATCCCGCCTGCTGGCATGAACTGGACAGTCTAATGGGTAACAGGGTCGCAGTCTGGCACGCTAACAGCAGCGTGAGAACTGACGCTGTGTTGACCAACTACGGAGACGTCATTGACGATGTGTTCTTGGTCGCCTATAACCTCACCTCAGGTGGTATGCAGAATATGTCCATCCAGAACACGGTGGAGACATTCCGGGCCAAGTGGCCAAGTATCAGCTGGTGGCTTACTGTGCAGTGCTTCAGCAGTGACACCTTCCGCAAGATGGCTAACCCAGCCGACCCACTGACTGTGCAGGTAATGGCTCAGCTGGACGACATCTACGCTGCCTATCCGTGGCTCACTGGGCTGGACATAGACGCCGAGGGGTTCAGTTCTAACATCACTTCTGCTGAGGTNATGGCCAGCTATCGGGCACTCGGTGATCATGCCCGGTCCAAGGGGCTGAAGGTGTCCGCGGCCTTACCCGCTGCCACGGCTGGTAACTATTCTGTCGGCGGAGAGACGTGGCTAGACTACGCTCAGTTCGGGGCTTACTTTGACCAAGTAGCTATCATGACGTANGACTTCGGCTGGTCTGGCAGTGCTCCCGGGCCTATTGCTCCATACTTCTGGCTCAAGGAAGTTTACGACTGGGCCGTATCCGTTATCCCACGTGAGAAGATCTTACGGGGGGTGTCGGCTTATGGGCAGAACTGGATGATTCATGACGCGGTTGAGAACCTGCCTTGGTATCCTAATTGGGAATACCGGGGCAATGCTGGAGCCTATTATTGGTTCTGGTATATGGCGACTGGTGTGTGGAACACATGGGTAACTGAAGACGGCACTAATAAAGAAGGCCAGACGTTAGCAAGCTGGCTCGTGTACCGTGACAAGGAAACGAACAGTCCCTTCGTTCTCATTGGCTGCTACTGGTGGGCCACTGCTGCCCACGTGTCCGGCCGGAGCGGAATGGTAGCCACTACCTACAACGGCAAGCCTTACCTGACCCGGTATGGATCCGCCGCTGGAACTAACGTCGGCGACATGGCTGATCAGCGTGCGACCACTGAGTACATGGAACATGCTGTGCAGCCTATCCAGGTCGTGAACAGCGCTGGCGAGTGGTACAATCAGGACGCGCATAACCTGACCCTAGAGGTACTCCAGAGGGAGCCTCAGAGTGCAACTATCATGGATGATGACTGTGCCAACACAGGGGCACTCGGCCTGTATTACAGTCAGACCGGGGCTTGGTCTCACTGGAGGCAGGGCGATCCTATAGCCGTACCCCGTACTTACGGTCAGTATCGTGTGGCCGGTGCTGGCAAGCTAAGCCTCACTAACCTGAACGCTGGTGGGGAATTCCACGTCCAGGGCAGGCTCCAGCTGCCCGCTGCTGGCCGTGCTGGTGTGTATTGTGGCAGCTTCCAGGCCACGGTAGACCAGACGGGGCTGGTGGTCCTGTCACGCAATGGGGCCACGCTGGCCACATACCAAGGCAGCGCACCGGGGTCCAGCTCGGTCCCAGGGTCTTCTCAGGCGGTCCTAGGGCTACGGGTTAGGGGTAACCGTGCCCGCGTGTACTACAGCCGCGCTGAGAGCGGCGTGCCCCTTAGAATGGATTACGCCGATACCGGGTATGTCGCGGGTCCATCTGGTATGCTAAGCACTAGCGGAGACGCTTGGTTTGACCACGTCCGATGGGGCGATGGCTGGTGGTATAACCCCCGGGAAGCGGTGGACGTACAAGTGGGCACATTCACTTTCACGGACGTAGGCCGTATCCCCCGTACTAACGTCACTTGGGATGGATTCAACAGATTCCGTCCCAACACTGATGTAGAAGAACGGTCCACCCGTACTGAAGCTATTATTCCTGACTGGGACTTCATTCACTTGAAGGGCATCGGCATCAGGGCTGGCACTACAGCAGCCGTTAGAATCATCCCAAAGGACATCGACTGCTGGATAGCTACCGTGTATCTGTGCGATCCTAAGGGCACGTCATTGTGTCATTATGCAGACGCTGAGTATATGGCTCACTGCATAGATGAAGGCGACAGAGAATGGGGGCTAGACGGAATAGCAGTCTGGCGTCTTGGCCAAGAGGACACCCGCTTCTGGGAACGAATAAAGGGGGGTCGCCTGGACCCAGCCACTAGGATTCCTATCCTAGGTAACCCCACACAATAAGGAGAACACATTGTCTACATGGGCACCTAACACAAGCAAGATCATGGACTACGGCTTCGGCCGGTCACGTAATGGCGCGGAGGTCGTGGGAGCCATGACCCACCACGTAGCAGGAACAGACGGGCTGGACTATGTGGCCAACTATAATGACCGTAACTCGCACCCGACCTATCACATCGCAGACAACGGAATCGTCACGGGCATCGTGCACCCGGACCGTCGCCCGTCGTCAACGAACGACAGCGTGGACAGCATTGCTGTCTCTGTGGAAATTGACAACACACGGGTCGGCGGCGAGTGGGTAGTGTCGCAAGCTGCGATGGATTCTTGGTCGGCCGTTATCCGTCATCACGCGGATGAGTCCTCCAGGGCTGGTCGTGCCATTGTCAAGAACATCCCCGGACAAGTTCAAGACGCCTTCTTTGCTGGGTGGCACCAGCAGTATGTCCAGACGGCCTGCCCCGGTCCCTTCGTCATTAGCCACATGGGCACCATAGTCGCTAAGGCTAACGGGGCAGCGGTACCCGCTGGCAACGGGTCCAGCTGGGCGTCCTCTGGCATTGCTCCTGTGGGCACGGCAGGCCTCCCGCTTACAAGCACAGAGGAGGACGGCATCCCAGGGTCTATCATGTGGTCACGGATGCAGCTGTGGGCCAAGCTCTACGGAGGCTACACAGGCCCGCTTGACGGAGTGATGGGAGTCAACTCCTGGAAGGGTGTCATGACTAACCTCGCCCGGGAGTCGGGCTACACAGGTCCTATCGATGGCATCCCAGCTAAGTTCACTTACATGGCGATGCAGCGCTGGGCTGCCCGATACGGGTACACAGGCCCGATCGACGGTGTGCCCGGTAAAAACACCTGGAGGTCGGTTGCTAAAGCACTCAACACACTCTAGCTAAGAATCACCCCAAGCACCAGAAAGGACCCTCTCGCGTGGAGTCCATAATGAGCCTCATAGAGTCTCTCACCCCCCTACTCGTCGCAATGACCGCAGCNTATGGNGCNGTACTTGTCGCCAAGGTTACTAAGGTNCAGAAAGACGTCAAAGATACTACGGACAAGGTGGATGAGGTGAAGCGCGATATCGTGACTAACCACGGCAGCAAGAACCTAGGAGATGCCATAGACCGACTGACTACGTGTGTCACAGAAATCAAAGAAGACCAAAAGACTATGGGTGAGCGGATAGACTTTTATCATAGCTCAGAGTCAAGAACAGCCAAGCACGTTCAACCGATTCAAAAATAGGAGCACCTGATGGAACTCATTACTACACTCGCAACTATCCCCGCTGTCATCGCGCTTGTCACGCTGGCCAAGGACCTCGGGCTGCCCCCCCGTTTCAGCCCCCTCTTCGCCGTTGTGCTGGGTGTGGTGCTGGTGCTCTTCGACGGGGTAGCTACGGCCACACTGTACGACGTGCAGACGGTGTTCCAGCTGATCGCAACGGGCATCCTCTTGGGACTGGGAGCAGCTGGTCTCTATGACGGGGCACGTGCCATCGGGAACAAGAACCCGACTACGGTCGTAGTGCAGGAAAAGACCAGCGGAGACCACAGCTACTAACTATCCAGCGCATACAGCAACCTCCCCTAGCACGTGGCCGGGGGAGGTTGCTTTATGCCTACAGCCAAGCACCCTTAGTCGGGCGGCTGCCGAATCCGAACGAGGGGTCGTCAGTGCTTGCTGTGACGGTCGCTGTGAACGTCACGCGGAGACCCTTGGACCGGGGGAACCAGCCGTGGCCCATGTCGTCGTAAGCCGAGTCAGCCATGGCGCGGGGAACCGTGCAGTAGACGCGGAAGCCCCGGTCGTCTTTGACAGTGATCTTGTAGGCGATGCCGTAGTCCCCGTCAACTATCTTGGTAGCAATGATCTCGCCGGTGATGACCTGTCGGCCAGCGACCACGGGGTTAGCAGTGGCCTCGGCTAGCTGGGCTACCCGCTT